TGTAAAAAGGATTGTAGTGGTCCGGGATATAGACGTACATGTACATTACGCCCCCATTCACCTACGGCTTGGTACACTGGTTTCTGTCCTAAAGGCCATCAGATGATTAGACGTATCACCGATAAGGATACTGATCCTTATTATGATCAGTCTTTTGTGATTAAACGCCAAAGATATGATCTTGCCGACGCATTATTAACACCTAATGATCCTAGATTTAAAATACTCTATCCTAAACAGTATAAGGAATTAATGAATAATGGGAAAAAAATGGACTAACAAAGGTAAATTAACAATTAAACAACGTAAAGAAATCGTTGCTTTGTATTTTGACAATTATACTGTTCTAAGTATTGCTGCGAAATATAATATTGACCACACTACGATATATTATTACCTTGATGGTAGAAGGAGACCACTAAATAAAAAAAAGAACATTAAGAAACTTGATGTTCCTATAAGACCTGAACCGAAAGTAATATGTAAAAACTATAATCCTGCTATGTCTAAATATAAATGTTTTCTTCCGCGTAAGAAACAGAAAACATACAAGGAATATCTTGCTGAAAGTAAAGAAAGAGCTAAAAAAGAAAAAAAATGACTGAAAAAAAACCAGAAATAAAATCTGATGATTTATCTATCCTTGCTTGGATATTTAATAATCAGGTGGTATCTGAAAAGGGTGATCTACTGGATTTTGGTGATCGCCTTTTTTTGGTAGATATTCTGACGGATTGGTCACAGGAAATTGTTATTAAGAAATGTGCGCAGATTGGTGGATCTGTTACTTTTAGTCTTAAGGCTCTTTTTGCTGTTATTAAGTTTGGGTGGAATATTATGTACACCTTCCCTACTGACTCTGATGTTAGTGAGTTCGTAGCCTCTAAAACTAATAAGATATTAGCGCAAAATCCAAAAGTATTTAAAGGTATAGACTCTGATAATATTGAACGTAAAGAATTTAATTCACGATTTATATTCTTTAAAGGAACTGTTAGTAAGACTGCTGCTATTATGACTACTGCTGATTTACTTATTCATGATGAGGCTTCACGTTCTGATCAATCTGTTATTGATACAATGAAGTCACGTATTAAGGCTAGTAAGTATAAAGGTAGATGGTTGTTTTCTAATCCTACTACAGAGAAGGATGCTATTGATATTAATTGGCATAAATCTGATAAGAAGGAATGGGTTATTACATGTGGTCATTGTGGAGAGGAACAAATATTAACATGGCCAGAGAGTATCAATATGAAGAAAAGGGAGTTTCAATGTAAGAAGTGTAAGAAGAAAATTACTAATAATGATCGTAGGATGGGTAAATGGATAGCACAAAATCCTAAAAAAACTATTTCCGGATATCATATTTCTTTATTGATGGCCCCATGGGTTCCAGCTGATGATATTATTAAGGATAGCGAAGGCGATCAAGAATATTTTTATAACTTCGTATTAGGTGAACCATATAGTCCTGGTGATTTACGCGTAGGACGTTCTACTATCCTTGACAACTGGACACCTAAAAATTTGGAAACAGGTAAATGGTTCCTTGGTGTTGATGTCGGTAATATTAAGCATTATGTTCTTGGTAGTGAATTGGGGCCAACAAAGATTGGTAGATTTACTAAGTGGGCTGATCTTGATGATATGATGAAATTATATAAACCAAAACTTGTTATAGATGCTATGCCTGATAACACTATGTCTAAATATTATGTAGAAGAATACAGAGGAGCATTAATGAGTTTCTTTCAGGAAAATAAAAGTAATCCTAAGACTATAGTATGGTGGGGTGAGGGTAATAGGGATGGTGTTATTTACAGTAACCGTAATAGGATCATTGATCAACTTATTGATGAGATTTTAAATGCGAAAATATTATTCGGGTTATCTTCTGATAGTGAGATTAAAGAATATTTAAAACATTGGGAAACTTTACGTCGTATTAAAATTGTTGATAATAGAGGAATAGAATCATATGCTTGGGACTCTACAACTGGAGTTGACCATTATGTTTTTGCTACACTTTATTATTATCTTGCGACTCTTGGTAACTTTGGTATTGGTAAATATATGCCTGAAGCGTTAAGAGGAACTGACTCTAAAATTCTTATTGGTTCTGATAATGTTATGGGTGATCTTGGAGGAATCCTGGCAGAAAATAATAATTGGCCTGAAGAATAAAGTTCTCCACATTGACATTTAAAAGGAAATTATAAATAATATATAATATGAAAAAGCTCTCTGAATTAAATGACAAACAATTGTGCAAACTTATTGATAACAGATGGAATTCATCTGAATTAGTTTGGAATATTATTAAAGAAACATATGATACTAACTTAGGTATTTATAAAAATGAACCAGAGTATATAAAAAAAATACCAGTTAAGAAAAGTAAGGTCCGCGCAAACAGAATATTTGTAAATCAAGAAACAGTAATTAACTCTTTAATTTCTAACCCACCTAAACCTTTAGTATTGAATGGCCGAGATACGCCTGAAAGTAAGGCTCTATCGACGAAACAAGAAAAATACTTTCAAATAAAATATACAGAAAGAAATATAAAAGAGGTAATACGTAAATCTTTACGTAATTTATATTTTGGTAGACTGTTAGTTATTAAACCTTTTTGGAATGCAAAGATAAATGATTTTGACGCTAAATCAATTGATCCAAGAAAAGTTAGATTTGCAAAGACATCAACATCAGAAGATAATTCTGAATTTGCTATTGAAGAAATTACAGATAATCTTTCATCAGTATTAAAAAGATTTCCTGCAAAAGAAAAAGAAATATTAAAAAAATATGGTTATAAAAACGCTGATGATATTCTTGTTGAAAATCCTGAAGTAAAATATCAAGAAGCATGGTTATGGGATTATGTTATTTTCAAAATGGATAATATTATTTTAGGAAAGATACTTAATCCATACTGGGATTGGGATGGAATTATGATTACTCCTGAAGAAGAAATAACTTTACAGAAAGCTGAAGGTGATGGAAGAAGAACTATTTTAGATAACGCTAGAAACAGAATGCCTCTATTGGAAAATTCTGAAGAAGCATTAGATTTAAAATCATATAAATTTAATCACTTTGATCGTCCACGTAAACCATATATTTTTGCAACAATATTCAATAATGAAAATTCACCTATAGGACAGACAGATATGATTACACAGTCTGCTTCACTACAAGAAAATATTGATAAAACAAAAAGAGATATTACAGCTAACGCAGAACTTGTTAATGGAATTATAAAAGTTGACAGTAGCGTTATGGAAAAAGCTGATGCGCAGAGATTACGATTTGAAACTGAAGGTGTTATCTGGGGTAAAAATGCTGTGGCCGGAGTACAAAGAGAAACCGGACCAGCTTTACCAGCTTTTGTTGTTGAGAATATGAAAGACTCACGTAGTGAAATAGATGATATTATGGCTGCTTCTTCTGCTTTCAAAGGAATTAGAGAGGGACAAGAAACACGTGGTGGTAGACTGGCTTTAATTGACCAGTCATTTTTACGTTTAAATGAAATGGTACAGGTTATTGATTATACTAATTATGAGTTGTTTAATTGGTTTTATCAATTAGCTAAAGTTAGATACACAGAACACCACTATGCTAAGTCGCTAGGTAAATCAGATGCTATTGAAGTTTTGACATTAATACAAGATGATTTTCAGGATGGAACAGAAGTCAGAGTTATCAGTGGTAAGACATTACCTGAAGATAGACAATTTAAATACGAACAAGCTCAAGGTGATATGGACCGAGGTATTTTATCTCCTACTGACTACTTTGAAACAGCTGGATATGATTCTCCTAATGAAAAAGCAAAGAACAGAGTTATCTATGATATGAATAAACCATATGCTGTTGGTATTCCAGAAGAAGAATTATCACAAATTGCTCCTAAACCACAAGAAGAACCACCTAAGTTAAGTCTTAAATATGAAGAGTTACCACCAGATGGTAAGGTACAGTTAGCAGCTAAGGCAGGTATTACATTAAGACCAGAATTACTTGTAGCTGAAGAAATGAAAAAACAAAATGATGCTAAAGAAGCTACCCAAAATAAAAATGATTTTGATAATCGATCTTTAGAAAGTAAGAATAAAGAAGAACCAAAAAATAAGAAAGAAGAATAATTATTAATTAGTGTGATCAAGCAGTATTTTTTCACCCAGTTGGGCAAGTTAAAATAAAGGCAATCAAAAAATATATGGATAGAGAAAACAATCCAATGGAACTTACTGGCAGTGAAGAAGCTCCTGAAGAAACTCCTATAGTGGAGACTCCAGTTGAAGAAACACCAAGCACAGAAGAGTCTATAGAAGAGGTTCCGGTTGATCCTGAACCGGAAGAAGTTACTACTGAAGAAGTGCTTTATGAAACTCCTGATGGGAGAAAAGTAACAGCAGATGTACTTCAAAAGGAATGGAAAGAAAATTTCCTTCCTGAATTTACGAGAAAATCACAACGTTTAGCAGAGATTGATCGTGAAAAGGAACTTAATAGGTCCCCAAAAGAAGAACCGGCTTGGAAAGATCCTAACTATGTTCCGCAAAATTATGCAGAGGTCATTGAAATAGCGAAAGCTGCGGCAATTGATCAAATACAAAATGATGCTAAAAGTGAACAAAATAGGATTGCATCTATTAAAAAAAGCGTTGAAACAGAATTATCTGGTCTCAAGACTAAAGATCCATCACTTGATGAAAACTCTTTATTTCAACACGCTAACAAGTACGGTTTTCAAAGTTTGACAACAGCATATGCTAATATGAAGGATATGAAAAAAACAGCTGTGGATGTAGAACAACGCACGATTAAGAATTTAAAAACTCGTGATGTTGATCCTGTATCGACAGGTGCTGGAGGTGAAGCATCAGATGATTCTGGTTACGATCCTAATGAAATGTCTCAATATGATGGCGCTGCTGAATATCTTTCTCATCTTAAGGGGAAAAAATAATTTAAAATTAAAATTATGACATTTTCAGAAGCTGTAACTTCGGTTACAAGATCTTATATAGTACCAAAAGTTTTTGATACTATCTCTAAAGGTTCTCCAGTTTTAATGAAACTTTTGCAAAACGCAAAGTCTTGGAAAACTGGTGTTGATTACAAGGTAATCATAAAATATCAGGATTCAACAAATGGTGGAAACACAGGAATTGCTGATAGATTAGACACAGATAGGCAGAATGTTAGAACAACAATGACGTTTACACCAAAGATGGCGTATAAGCCAATTGTTATTGCTAATATAGAACAAACTCTAAATCAAGGTGACGAACAAGTTATCGATCTTCTTGAAGCAGAATTTGATTCACAAGCACAGTCATTGATGCAAGTAATGGCTACAAACCTATGGACAGGTACAGGTGCAGGGAATTCATGGGATTCAATTTACAACGCTGCAGATGACGGAACAAACTTCGGAACATATGGAAGTTTGTCACGAACTACTTACACAACATTAAAGGGTTACTACCTAGCTGCTGCTGGTGCTTTGACACTTGCTAAGATGGCTACAGCTTATGATGCTGTACAGATTGGTAATGACACACCAGATATAATTGCTACAACAAAAGCTCTATGGTCAACATATGAGTCTTTGTTACAACCTACAGTAAGAGCAGGATACACACAAAATGGTTATCCTAAGATGAATGCTTTTGGTATGGTTTCAGGCGCACAAGCATTAGCTGGTCAAGCAGGGTTTGATGTATTGTTTTTCAGAGGAACACCTGTTGTTAAAGATGAACAAATTCCTTCCGGAAAAATGTTCTTCATTAATACAAACTACTTCGGATTTAAAGGAATTAACATTTCAGGTTTGAAACAAGTTAACTTCAAGAAATCAAATGACGGAGTACCTATGGGAGTTCCTGGAAGAATTCCTTCCACAAGAGGATTTAACTTCAGGGACATGATGAGTCCCGTTGATCAGTTAGCTGAAATCGGACACATTATTTACGCAGGAAACTTTATCTCAGAAAACCCTAGATTACAAGGTCAAATGGTAGGATTGTCATAAAACATTATTCGTCCCTTTACCGTGGACCACTACTAAGGTAGTGGTTACGCGAGAGGGTTAAAACTAAAAAAAATCATGACCCAAAACATAGAAAATTTTGTACCGGTAGTAAAATACCATGGATTGAATACAGCAACGGCAGTTACTTTAAGTTCAACACTCGCAGTTACAGGAAAGATAACTGGAGATGATGTAGACCTAGCTTCAGGAGCAGTTGTTGCTGGATTAGGTACAGGAGCAAACGGAATTTCTTTAAAGAATTTAAAGAACGCCGCAGCTTCAGCTCTTTCTGGAACACAACTTGATGTAGAAATAGACATAGGTGGGGTTGCTTACCACTTTACAGTTTATCCAACAAAAGCATAGAAGTTACTAAATAAGGGGTGTTTACCCCAAATAGCCGGAGGTTAAGAGCTAAAGGCTGAAAATAAAATTATGAACACAATAGCATTTCAAGCAGTCACAGATCAAAGTTCTACAGCTAACTTCAAAGTTGGTGAAAGAGCTATGACTCCTGACGGTAGAGAGTGGGTATACGTTAAAGCAGCAGAAGCTATTACCGCAAATATGGCAGTAGTTCCTGATACAGTTGTGGCCGTTGATACAGTATCTTCAAGCCAGGACTCACTTGGTAGGAACGTGTATATCACAGAAGCAGCAGCAGGATGGACAGTAGGTGCATATGCTGACGCTTGGGTATACGTAGACGCAGGGACAGGTGTTGGACAAGCTGGAAGAATTAAGACTAACACAACTACAACTCTTGAGTTGTATCCAGAATTTGCTTTCACTACAGCATTAGCTGTTGGTGACTCTGATATTACTATTAGAGAACCTTTTTCTGTTGATAAAGCCGCAGTTACAAGTAAAGTACAAGGAGTTGTTGGTATTGCACAAATTGCAATTACTGATGATTATTATGCTTGGGTACTTACAAGAGGTACAGGACTTGTATTAGCTGGTGAATCTCTAATTGTTGGATCTGGTTTCACTACTGGTGATAACACAGAGGGAACAGTACAAAAAGCTATTACAGCAGAGGGTCCATTTGACGCTCAAAATCTAGGTTACTGTTTGGTAGCTAACGCTTCCGCAGATACAGCAGCTTTAGTTTGGGTTGAATTAGGCTAAGTATTGCTTCTACTCCTGACTTTGTCGGGGGTAGGGTGCAGTATTTAATCTGCTATCAGGAACGGCGAAGCCTGATAATTATTAGTTCATTAATATAAAAATATGAATGAATCAGACTATAAGATAGTTCGTATAACGAACATATCAGACTTTGATTTCACTGGTGAGTTAGGCGCACGTTTTGGAGGACGTGACTTCTTCGTAGCCTCTGGTGAATCTTTATTAGTTCCGTTAACTGTTGGGGAACATTTAGCTACTCATTTGGCTAGGCAGATGATGATCAGACAAGCTCCGATCAGAGATGCAAAGCAACTTGATGGTAAAGGATCAGATCGTCCCCTTTGGGATGATGCGATTATCGATGAGTTAAAGAAAAAGATAATGGTAGAAGTGTATGAAGAAGAAAAGAAAGCACCATTGTCAGAAGCTGATCGTATGGCCCAAAGGGTTGACGAACTAAACAAAGTAACAGCACCTGAAGAAGAGGAAGGAGGAAATGTTGATGCCTCTGGAATCGTACCAGCTGAAAGTGACAATCCAAACGAATACAAAGATAAGTCACAAGTCATTGAAGAATTAAATAAGAGGGGTACTTCATTTGATGCAAGAGCAAGTAAAGCAAATCTTGAAGAACTTTTGAAAATTTAAAAACACATCCGGATTACTTTAGAGTAGTATTACGAAGATACGTGGATTCAAACCCACATTCGGATTATGGAAAAATTAAGTCAAGAAAAATTTAATACGTTAAAAGAGTTAGCAGACGTTCAAACTAACGTTGCTCTTAATCGTGCAGAGTTATTAAAACTCAAAGAAACGACAGAAGAGTATATGGTCGTGCGTGAAAAGGAGGCGGAGGATAGAGTTATCAAAGTCCTCAAAGAGAGTCGTGATGCATTAGATGAAACAACTATTAATCAACGAGAACTCTCAAGTTATAACCGAGAGTTACAGGCTTATGCCAATGAATTACATAAATCAGCTTCTGACATTATGACTCTCTTTGCGGATTTTGGTAAAAGAATGGATATAGCAGATAAAGATATAGAAGAAGGTAATAAACATGTATCAGAACTTTTAACAAAAATAAAGATAGAGAGAGTACAG